ACTACATCGCGTTCAAGGGCCATGAATACTCCTGCGTTGTTCTGGTCCTTCAATACAGTTGCCATCATGAGTTTGGTGGCGTGGTAAACGATGCAGTCTTGGGCAAGGTCTGTCCATGAGGTTATTTCTGCGGCACTTATACCTGCGATGGATGGCAGGGTGTGGACGTAGAAGATTGGGAGGGTGTAGACGGCATCAGGGATGGGAAAGAGTTCAATGCGATCTTGGTAGATGCAGAAGTCTGTTGGTTCGCCGGGAGGGCGAGACGCATTTGATTGTTTAATCCAGTCAAGGTCACGACGAACAAGTTTGAAGTCTGCGCTGTTGACGGTGATTTGAAGAAGGTCGAGGGCAACGAAATTTGATGGGAGGGTAGCGTAGGTCTGACCGGCTGAAGTAGTGACTGAAGTGGCGGTCTCGTTGAACCACCAGCGTTTGCGTTGGTAGAAACGAACAGCGGCTTGAATAGCCCGTTGAGTTTCCCCGGTCAGATCAGATCGGTTCAGGTAATCAAGGTTTATACGATCTTGGATTTCGGTGTATGTAGACATTTTTTCATGTGCGCTGAAATGCCTTTCCCGATATGGGTTTGACAGTATGGGCACATCCCCCGGTTAGGAGACGATTTTAACGTTTCTTGGGAGGTTTGCCGGGTTTGGATTTGCGAGGTGCTTTCGGCATTGGATAGTTGTAAGCCATGGCGTTTCTTCTTCACGTTTAAAGGGGGAGAAACCCCGTTAGAGCGTCTACGGGGGGTGGATTCAGGAATGGACATGGTCAGAGTTTAATCGGTGCACCAGCATTACGGAACATGGAATAGGTTTCACAGTGGCACATTTCCTCGAATTCCTTGAACCAGTGTTCGGAGTATTCGCAGTTTTCGTGCCCTTTGAAGTATGGCCCACCGCGGGTGTAATGGACGATTTTGGCGGCAGGGTTAGGCGCATATTCTCCAACAAGATGATTCCATTCAGCAGGGAGTTCTCCGATATTGTCTTCGCTGGTCCATTTGAACTGGTGGAGTTCCATGGCAGAGGCAGTATTGACGTACTCAGGGGTGAGATTGCGATTGCCCATGCGATGACCGTTGAACACCATGACACTTGACCAATTTTTCATTGGGTAGGTGGTTTGCTTTTGATTCAGGAACTTGTTGGCAGGATTGGGGGTGTAATCGTGTTTAACCACGAGAACATCTTTGTAAAGATCTTTTGACGCAAGTTCGTGGAGTTCGTAAATGTCAGTAAGGCAGAGCATGTCCGCGTCAAGGAAAATGCTGGTGCCCTCATAGTCGGACAGCCATGGGGTGAGAAAGCGGGTATAGGTGAAGTCGGTGGACTGTTCAGGGTTGCGGGGGCGATCATGAATGCCTTTCAACTGAGAAAGCATGATCGGCATGATTCGAACAGGCTTGGATGCCCGAGCCATGATGGAGTGAGCCAGGACGTGGTAGGCGATGATTTCATGTGGGTCGTAACCAATGCAGACTGTTAGCATTATTTAGGCTCCTTTGGGGTCCAGATAGAGATGAATTCTCCCTTTTGGCCAGACAGGTTTTGAAGGTCGAAATATTCCATTAACTTTGGTACCCACCAATTAATGGGTTGTTGGATGAGGTGAGCGTTACGGCCATCGGCAAGGAACTTGACAGCCGGACGGGTAGCGATTTGAAGGAACAAACAAACCTTGGTAAGAGATTGCAAGTCGGCCAAGACTTCATGCAGACAGTCAGGTTCAATATGCTCCATGACATCGGTACAAACGACGAGAGCTGTCGGGGTTGGTCGAGCGGAAAACTCCGGGATGAATGGGTCGTAGTTTTGGATTGGGAACGGCAAGGACTTTTGAAGAGTACCTTTTCCAGCGCCATAGTCGAGAATGTCACGGGTTTCGAGTTTCTTGGCTAGGTCTGTGACGTATCCGGCATATCGAGAGCCGGAAATTCCATAGTCACCGCGTTGGTGGAGTTGGGTTTGCAGTGCTGCGTATTCGGGAGTGAATTTCATACGATGTCCTTGGGGAGAATGGAAGAGAGCAAGTCGGAAAGGTTTTCAGCTACATCTTGAACGACAGGTATCCAGTCTACAGAACCTTCTTTTTGACGGAAGAGGTTTACGGAGGAGTACCAGGGCATTTCGTCACCTTCAAGCTTATAACGCCAAGCCGGGCGGGAGGGGGTCAGAACCCATGTTGGAACACCCATCGAACCGGCAAGATGGACAACGGATGTGCAAACGGTAATGACAAGATCGAGGTTGGCAACAAGACCGGCCGTTTCGTCATAGTTATGGGCGTATACGGCTTCTGGGAAATGGTGGATTTTGATGCCATGTTCTTTTTCGAACTTGGCAATTTCGTCTTCACAAGGGGTGTATTGAAGAGAGATGAATGTGGCATCCTGCTTCAAAATTGGCAGGAGTTGTTCAAGGAACATGGAACGGACCTCAACACGGGTGCGTTTGTGTCCACCAATCCAGGCGATGCCGATTTTGGGTTTTGGCCCGAGTGCGGCAAGACGTTCATTCCAAGTCAATTCGGCTTTTGGTCCGGGCTGGACATAGGGTACGCCGGGGAAGCTTTCGAGGTTAGGGCGGAAATAGCGAGGAAGGGAGCCGATGGCGATTTTGGCGTCGAACTTGTAACGTGGGGCTCCGTCAGGATTGATGGGCCAGGATAGGGTTTCGTCTTCTCGTGTTGGGTAGATGTCAATTGTGGGGAAGGAGTTGGCAAATATGGTGTGGAGGCGCTTGTGGCATTCGAACACTACTTGCTTGGAGCAGCCAATCAGTTCGTTTAAACATGAAGCGAACAGAATCTCGTCTCCGATACCTTGTTCCCCATAGACGACGATGGTTTGCCCAGGTGTACCGTCCCAAACTGGGATAGGTTCTTTGGTGTAGTTGCGTTCCATGCGAACATTGCCTGCAAAACCCCAATCGTATTCGGGCCACCCTTCAGCGTATTGACCCATCTCGAGAAGTGCCAAAGATTTATTCCAATGGGCTTGAGCATGGTTAGGGTCAATAGAAAGGGCAAGGTTCATGTGCTCCAAAGCTTTTTGAGGGTCTCCCTCGTTGATGTAGAGGGTGCCTAGGTTGTTCTGAATATCCGGGTTGATGGGTAGACCTGCCTGAGCCTGTTCGAAGCACTCTCGAGCTTCCTGAGTGCGGTTCTCGTGCTTGTAACAGGTGCCGATGGCATTCAATATTTCGGAGCGCTTGGTGCTGATGAAAGCTTCCATAGCAGCCTTATTCTCGCCTTTGGGAATGACTCCAAGACGCTTGAAAGCTGGAACGATGCCATCTACCCCGGCAAGGGCTTTTGTGAGTAGGGTGAAAGCGAGCCCAGTCTTTTCAGCAACAGCGTAATTCATTCCAAGAGCAGCCAAGAGGACAGGATTTTCGAAATCCTGATTCATCAACTCCAAATAGATGTGTTCTGCTTCTTTGCGTTTACCGGCCTTGTCGAGTTCGGTAGCGTCAAAAAAGGGATTGTGAACTTTGGGTTTGGTTGATGGAAGGCCGAGAATGGCACGTTGTTCCGCGTCATTCAACTGCATGTTGACTGGCATTTATCTCTCCGGTTGTGGAGAGGTAATTATGCCAGTTTAATGCTTATTTGACAGTCTTCTTATCAAAACTGCGCATACCACCGATACCGAGCATACCCAGGAGTAATGTCATCAGGACATTTGTATCGAGAGGTGGCAGCGGGGGGACATTCGCCCCGAATAATGCAGCAACCCAAGGTAAAAGGGGCTGAAGTAGGAATGTGTAAGCGAGCCCAGCAACACAGGTATATCCGACTGTCGGACGCCAGGATGAGGCATAGGCATTTCCACTGGATGCTTCGGCTTGATTGACGGCAAGTTGGGCTTTTGCAATTTCTGTGTCTGCGGCAAGTTGGGCTAGTTCGCCTGTCTGAGCCATTTTCAGGAGTTCGAGTTGGGCGGCAGCTGCTTGTGCTGGGTCCGGAAAAAAGCGGTTGATGAGGCCTTTTCCTAATTCCAAAATTGGCCCAATGAGTAGAGGGTTCATTTTGTGCTCCGAGTGTTGCGAATGATGTCGTTCATTTTTACCATCTCTGCATCCATTACTGTCATGCGATATTTCAACATGGCTACGTCTGCGTTGACTTCCGAGTTAGCCGTGATAGAGGTATTGAGGATGGTCTTGAGAGTATCTACTGTATTCACAAGGTTGGAGAGAGTGAACCACATGGAGATGAGAGCCCAAAGACCGGCAACCATTGCGGAGAGCAGATATGGGAGTGGGATTTTAAAATCAACTACCTTAGTTAATGGATTATTGTTGCTCTCGTCGTCCATGATTGTTCCCCAGATATATCCGATAGCTACTATCAACAGATCGAGAGGTTTCACGATTTTGCATAGTTGAATAGAGCTGGTAGAAAAAAGGCCCCCGGAGTGCGGAGGCCAATGGGCACTGCGAAAAGTGTTTAAACCAACTTAGGGATTGTTGGTGTAGGTCAGAATCATCATCACATCACAGTTGGCAGCGGTTCCGGAAGTGACCGTGCTGAAAGTGATGTCAACGGTGTCTTCAGCCGTGTACTCGTAACCAAATGCGCCAGTGGAGGTGACAGGTAGTTGAACTACTTGTACCAGCACGAGTGATTGGGTTCCGAAGTAACGAGTAGCTGAATTGCCGTCCCCGATAGTCACAGTGTAGGACTGAGCGGAGGCTGACATACCGATAGTCATGTCTGTGATAACAGCACCCGTGGGGACCTTCACCATACGAACCACATCCCCAGCGGACAATGCTGTCCCGCCTGGGTTGAAGTAAACGCGACGGGTGACGGTTCCATTGACGTTGTAGATTGCCGGGGCTTGAGAGCCAGCGGCAGTTGCTGTACGAGTTGCCATGATATGTGCTCCTTAGTTGGTAGTGTGAGCAGCCGCAAAGGTGCGGATGGCGATGGTGGCGAAGTCGGAACCGTTGTAAATGGTTTTCTTCATACCAGCGATACAACCAGCGGCAACACCGAACTGATTTTCGTAGTCGAAGTAATCTTCAACCCATTCGTAGCGTTCAGGTCCATGACCCCGTCCGAAGCCCATTGAACAGGCTTGGGCACCGCAGAGAACGGCTACACGACCAGCATTCGCAGTCAGAGCGGTACCAGCAGAGAAGCCGGAAACACGGGTGGACTGGTGCAAGATGACACCGTTGTATTCTCCGAGGGCACCGGTAAAGATGGGATTCTTGGAGACGTTGCCACCTTGCATTGCGGCCTTTTGGATGTCGAGCCATTGACCAGTGTTGGAGTTGGTGCGCATGTCCATCACTTGGTAAGGATGAAGGAACATCACGTACTTTTCTTCACCGTTAACCATGATCGGACGGATGGGCACTTCCAGAGTCTTTGCTTTTTCTACTGCAACATCAATCAAGGTCAGGGAGAACTTGTATGAGGCAGAATTGGACAAAGAGGCGTCGGTGGAAGCAGAACCAGCGTAGATCAGGTGATCAGAGTCGGCGGCGACGGCAGTTTGATTGCCGGTATAGCGGGTGTCGGTTTGGCCGGAATTGCCACAAATTTGGTTAAAGAACCATGTATCGATACGGTCAGCCCACCAGTCTTGGAGGGACATCCGAGCGTGTTCCCGAACGTCGAAAGGAACCAGTTGGCGAGAGAACCGGCCACCTTCACGAACCGCATGACGCAGTTGGTTGATGTACAGGTCGTCCGAGTAGTAGATGATGCGCTCTTCCGAACCTTCCAGAGTGGCGTCTCCTTGGACACCAGCGGCACCAAGCAGGCGACGGAGAGGAATGCGGATGCGATCACCAGCGGATTTCTGAGTGTCGTCAAAGATTTGGATGACAGAATTGTCGTCCTTGGACATGAATTTATAGACCCAAGTCTGCTTCAGCGCTTCAACTGAGACTTTCTTGGACCACAACTTTACGGCTAGAGCGTCGCCAGTTGCAAATGAGGTTACAGCCATGATGGTTTCTCCAGAATTGGAAAAGAGGTTCCTGCCAGTGCAGGGCCATTACCATCACGGTCTAATAACACAACCTAATATCACATTAAGTTGGTATGGGGGGAATTGTATTACAAAAAGCGGGAAGCGAATGCTTGGAGAGTATCGAGAGCTTTTTGGAGCTTGGCGAGTCTGGTGCGACGTTTGTTAAGACGTGCAAGGGAGTTAGCTTGGGATGCTGCTAGGTCGGCTGCTTCAGAGGTTGCTCGGATGTGGTTATCAACAGCGATCTTGCGTTTAATCGAGGTGATTGCTGTGCTGAGTTCTTTTATGCGTAAAGAAGTCTTTTCCAGTTGGAAGTAGTTGGGAGATTCGGAGGCGAGTTTAAACGAGGTAGATAGTTCGTTGACGTAACGGTCAAGGTGGTATGAGGTTGGAACTTCAGTGGTGAGTTCGTTCGGAGTTGGTCCTGGGGAATGGACCATGACAGCGGTGGAGGATGCTGTCTTGTAACTGAACTTGTCACGAAGGTTTTGAAGATAGCGTTCACGGACTGTCCAGAATTCCTCATCAGCATGGAAATAGAACTCTTCTTTGGCATGTCCTCCACCCCCGCCAGAAGTTGTGTCTTGGATTGGGACAACAGAGACAGCATAGGTGAGGGAGGCTGCGTCGGTAAGACCCTGAGAATTGGTTTCAACCAGGATGTGGTTGCCCAATGTGGAAGGGGTGTAGAAGAACGTTCCAGTTGCTGCTCCGGTTGACAGGGAAAAGACTGATTGGGATAGGGCCCCGGTTCCTGATGTGAGGGCAACGGTTACAACGAGAACTCCGGATATGGAGCCGTTCGCACCTACTTGAAAATTGGAGGAAGGTTGGTCAATGTAGCCGGATGCTGGTCCAGTAAAGGATATGGCCGTGGCGAAATTGGACGAGAGTATCCAATCTGCGTCTGACCAAAAGAACATCCGGTTTGCAAGCATATTAGTAACCTACACCAGTTAATGCCCGTGATGGTGTGTAGATAGCTGTTGGGCCAGCCGCAATTACATCCAAAGCTGGGTATTTAGATTTTGCGGAATATATTTGATAAGGGTTTGCAAAGTACCTTTTTATCTCTGCGTCTGTGAGAACACGGCCCCACATATGGACATCTTGAATTCTTCCGTTGAATTTGTAGTCGGCTCCGTCCCATCCGATTTTGTTTGTTGAAGCACCTACACCTCCATATGCGGACGTTCCGGAAGCTAGTTCCACTCCATCCATCCACATTCTGTAGCCTGTGTTGGTTCCAGTACCGGATGCACTGGTTAGTAGGAAACGGTGTTTCTCCCCAGCTACCTGAATGCCAGATATAAAAGCTGTTGGAACAGCACCTCCGGGTCCAACGGTACAAGCATAGCCAGCGTCAGAACCACG